AATTTCATGCGAACCTGTATTGTATACAACGAAGGTGGGTGGTATTCGGATTGGAAAACCGTGTGTTTGAAACCGTTGGACAAATTGATAAACAATAAAACACGACTGGTGTTCGCACATGACTCGATTCGATTACAAACCACCTATAACAGAACATTTATAATGAATAACTTTTTCGGGTCTGTTCCCAAACATCCATTGTTAACAAAAAATATAAAAAACATTATAAAACATGTCGATACAAAATTCTACGGAGACTGTCCATTAGACACAACGGGTACAGGGTGTCTTGGTAAAACTTACGATGAACTTATCGATTATGATTACGACGACACGATTTTAGAAGGTCAATTTGATGAAGAGTCTGGATGTACAATATTTTTTCACGATGCATGGGTATTACATAAATGCTCCGATTGCGAGAAGGGACAACATTGGACGAATGGTAACAATTACAATGATTTGTGGAATGCCAAAACATATTATCGTTAATTACTTTCTTATGAAAGTGAAATACAAACCACCTATTGTTGCTAGAGAACACGCGCTAGAAAATGCATATTGTATGGTGTTTGATTTCTTTCCAGATACGAGTTCTTGACCGGTGTGTATATAATTTGCTAAACATAACATGAAAATAATACCTACAAAGATACCTATCGTGATTCCGTGTCGATTCTTAAAACTAGGACCAGAATTTCCACCAAAACTGTTACCCATAGATAGAGATGAATTGGACATTAGCTATATATTGTACATACATAATTCACACAAATTATCTAATTTTTGAAAATTTTGAAGAAACCATAGGCAATGCTATAGTTAATAATAATCCTCCAATTTTCGATGATAATGTTAAATTGTTTGTTGATTTAATCTTTTTTAATATTCCGTATTGTTTAAATCGGTCATAATCTAATAAAACAACCCATCCGAAAATAGTTGACATATTGTCATATATAATATATTGATATTTTAATACTGTTCATATCGTTACTTGATGTATAAACATTATAAAAACCTAATATGGATTAAATACAGAATACAATGCGAGTGTTATCCATAAAAATAGTCTCATATTTTTCATAATAATAAAATACAATTTATTATTTTAATTATATATTATTTTTATTATTATTAATTTTTTTTAAGATGAATGTAGAATGAATTCAACAACAAACTGGAACGTGATCTATGCACATGCGTGGCCCGACGAATTGTACGACAAGGCCATACATTATTTAAAAACAGGTGAATTGTCAGGTGAATTGAATTCTAGACATATTCGTAGAACCTTTTTGAAAAGAATGCGTCATGGATATACATTATCTGATAATCAAAAGCATTTGATACTCACTGTGAAAACCGCTCCTTGGAGTGTGAATAGAAATAACAAAAATGTTCTTTTTACTACAGCTGACAGAATTACAAACTTTACATTCAAAGTTATCAAAGAGTCCGAGCGTAACAACATATTACAAGAAATGATAAATGATCCCAAAGCTATCAGTATGAATGCACATACCTTTTTGGACAAAGTTCATCGTGAGGGATATTTGGGTATCACGAGAAGGTACATTCATTATTTTTTGAAAAATCATCCTTCGTCCATTAATTTGCGAATGAATCAAGAGAAACAAAACAAACCTGTTTCAAAATCCTTCAGACCCGAGTACCCATTCCAACACTGGCAAATGGATTTGATTACAATGGGCATATACAATAAGAAAAAAGAGCTAAAAGAATTAAAAGGAAACAAAGGATACAAATACATTTTGGTTATTATAGATATATTCACAAAATTCATTTATTTGTACCCATTGAAAAAAAAGGAAGGCGTTGATGTTGCGAATATATTGTCGGGTGTCTTTTTATCCGGAGACATTCCCGATACCTTGCAAAGCGATAATGGACCAGAGTTTAGAAATGCTTTCGTACACGGTCTATGTCAAGAATTCAAAATTAAACAAATATTCAGTGAATCCTATTCGCCGCAAACACAAGGCTTTGTCGAAAATAAAAACAAACAAATCAAACAAGTGCTAAACACCTATTTTATCAAATATGACTCTATGCAATGGTTTGATATTTTAGACAGAGTGGCGTATAGTATAAACAATTCGAAACATTTTGTGACTGGTTACACGCCTCTACAATTACACAGAGGACGAGATCCGGGTGTGAGATTCCATATCACATTCGACGAGAACGTTTCATTGGACAACGCAGATACGATCGCGGGTCTCGAATACAACGAAGTGCACGATTCTGAACTCGAAAAACATTTTTCTCAAACGAACAGTTTGTATAACAAACGTGTGCTTCACGTGTCGAATGTACTCAAGAGCGAAGCCATCAAGCGTGAGATGATTCAAGATAAAGAACCGGATATTAAAATAGGGAGTATTGTCAAAGTAAAAACATATGTGAAAACAAATACGGACGACATACAAGGGATTATTCTTAAAATAGGGGAAAGAGAGATACAAAACCCGGTTGTATACAAAGAGGACGGTAAAAAACAAATCTTGGGCGTAATTACAATTAAAAAATCACAAGTGTCCAAAATTTTGCTAAACAAAGAAAAGTTTTACAAAAACAAAATATTTATTGTGACCAGTGAATTGAAAAACACGGAAAACAGTAAACGTTACACACTAAAAGAATATAAAACCGAAAACAAAGTGTATCGTAAATTGGCCAATCAAACCGATATGGTCGATAGATTAGGACTTCCGTTAATATGGTCCGAGTATTTTATGAAATCCCATTTAATTGTGTTGAATCCACAGGAGTTCAACACGTTTATCAATCAGAAACAAGAAAGGCCGCAATTTTTACATTTTGAAGGTCGTTTGTTTCAAGAACCGAAAAAATCAGTTGTCAATAATTCAACAACTATCAATAATTCAACAATTATCAATAATTCAACAACAAATAATCAAATGAAAAGAATTATTATTCCCGGTGACGGTAATTGTATGTTTGCCGCGGTGATTGAGGGTCTGAAACAGATTGACAAGCTACCTGTTACTAGTCATCGCAAAACAATTAAAACCGCCTTTGAGTTGAGACAAGAAGCTGTGCATTTGGTTTACACGGAGTGTTCTCAAAAAACAAACAATAATTTCTTGGTACAATTGAACGCGTCCAATTATAGAAATGGTAATCGGAGGTTCAAATCATGTGAAGAATACAGAGACTATATGCAACAAGATAAAGCTTGGGGTGGTAATATGGAATTGTGGAGAATTAATGACATATTGCGTAACAACGACATCAATCTGCTGGTGTATGTATTATTGGACAATGATACAATAAAAATACAAGATGGAATTTTAAATATTGAACCGATTAATAATAAGCCATTCGTTAGACTATTGTACGTAGGAAATAATCATTATGATACATTACTATTCGGAAACAATAATAAAACTACTAAAAACGTCAATAATAAAATTGGTAACAATGTGAATAATCAAACTGGTAACAATGTGAATAATCAAACCACTAAAAACGTCAATAATAACAACTCGTCCGTTCCTTCAAACTGTACAATTCAACATCTTCTCAACACAGGAGAGTACACGCAATATATTCAATACAATGAAAATATAAAGGGTGTAAAAAAACGAAAATATTTAGTGCAGCTTGGTATTGATCATCCAACGATGATCATGTTGAAGTATTGGAAAGACCATGCAAACGGAGGAACCGGTAAACATATTTTTCAATTTAAGGTAAACAAGTTGGACGAGTCTACGTACAGAACCGGTCGTTTATTGGGTCAGGACAAACCAAAAATGTATGAGTTAAAGTTGACCGGCAAAATATTGGACAAACAAAGTGGTCAATTGATAGAAGTTACTCATACAGAAGCTGGATTTCCAACACAGAAAGAGTTTATGGATTTTAAAATAAAGCATGTTTTGGAACCTCAAATGTATTTACACGAACAAAAACGACGTCAACAAAAGATACCACTTACAGCATGGTATTTTTACGATGAAGATGAGATTGTACAGGCGTGTATCAAGAGAACAAAAAACTAAACTAACACATATTCAAACGCTGTTCTATCATCGACATATTATGTACACAGTCATCGTATCGCGCGCGCCACTCTGGATCCTCGAGGTGAAGACCAAACATCCCTATGCGTGATTTCTCGCCAAAGAACTCGTCGTATATCGCTTCTAGATGTGTTCGCTCTGAAATAGGTCCGAATGCAACCGTCCCAATATGATGTGTCTCGTCGTCGTCGCAAATGCGGTCACATCTCGCTACCGTAACGATAGTGTTGATGTAAGCGTTTGGACTCCGGGTTCGTTGACCATGACCGAAATGGGTCTTTTGATCAAAAACTTCCAGTATGGCCTTTGGTTTGTGTTGTACACAACAGTACAGTCGACGAACCACTCCGTCTTCGAAACTCTCCACGGTATACACCATGTGTCGAGAACAACGACTGCCGTCCCGAGTCGAAATCTCGCATGTCATTGTGCAGATTTGGTAACTTTATGTCGTAATGTTCTTTAAGTAATTTTTTTATTCATTACAGTATAATGATTACGCGAACCAAATTATTTATTGTTATTATTGTGTTGCTCATGTTTACCTACTTGTATGAATCAAAGTATTATTTACACCGAAACGATATATTGTTTGTTCAGCCCATGTGGGGTATAGGTAATCGTCTGCGTGTTATTCGCAAAGCATACGAATTGTCGAAAATATTGGACCGCAGATTAGTGATTATTGAAAGACAAGATATGTTTTTCGATTATCCGTCTATGAAACGCTTGTTCAAAATTACAAATATGGATTTTATAACCGAAGCCCAATTCAATAAAATTAGAAAAGGCTCCATGACAAACATAACCAATATAGACCAAAAATGTGAAACACATGTTGACATTCATAACTTGTTACAAACGAAGTCGCAATTATATACAGAGACGTGTGATATATATAATGACGACTTATACACAGCTCGTTCGTTTTACACCGACGTAAAATCGATATTCAATAACGACGCGTATAGAAAATTTGATATAAAAAAACATTTCAAAAGAAATTGTAGTAAAGTAGTAGGCGTGCATATAAGGCAAGGGAGTATTGCAGATTACATGAATGGTCACTTTTTTGGTGAATGGGACAATCGAGACAAAACGATGTGTCCGTATTTCCCACAATTCGAAAACGAAAGTCAGAATCTCTCGGCAACGCATCCCAAGGCCCCTCCAATAGAGAAATACATTCAGAAAATGAGGGAATATGATGAATCGGTTATGTTCTTTATTTGTTCGGATAGGATAGGGACATTACTGTATATACATCAACTGTTTCCCGGTAGAGTGTTTATGAATCCGTTGACATTACCCGACAATAAGCCCGATTCTAAGGTCGCTTTACAAGATTTCTTTATGTTGTCTAAGTGTGATGAACTTATTGTAACACAAATCGGCTCGTTTTCGACAGAGTCAAGTTTTATAAGAAATATACCTATGACTCAAATATAAATCAATTAAGAAAACAAATATTTTGTATCAAAAACAATGAAGTTTGCAATAGTAAATACATCTCGTTTTGTTACCGAAACAAAACCGAATGTTACACCTAAACTTGCAAAACTTCGGACAATCTGTTCGAATCCGATTCATAAAGACAAACATTTTTGTATTATTTTCTGGAATGAACTCAAGAGTTTCAATGAAAAAGTTGCTGAGTTGGAATACTCAATCAACAATGATAACTTTATATTTAAAAACCCCGAGTGTGACGTTCCTGAGAACGCATATCTGGAAGAATGTCGTATCTATGATTAATTTATTTATAATATGTCTTCTTCATCAGTTTCATAAAATTGTTGCGCATTCTTAGAAACTGAAATGGTCTGGTCCAAACTACGTAAGGAACTCGACAATAATTTTAATTCGCTGAAGCAAAGATTAATGTCATGCTGTTTTACAGGCTGATTCTTTACATCATGTAACTCTTCAAATTTAACGAGGGTGTTATTTAACATCGTTTTTAAATTAGTACGTCTTTGTACCAATCTTTGATGAAAATATTTAATCTCTTTTGAATCATTGTTACGAATGCAGTTTACCCTTAACACTTTATGTGTCAGAAGCATAAGTTTTATAGTATATAATTTATTTAAATAACTTGCTTATTTTTTTATTTTCTTTTTTGTAAAAAATAAAAAAAACATTGTAATGAGTCAAAACAACCCTTGTACTATTAGTATTATAGAAACAACCAAATTACCGTCATCATTGAAGAAACTTATTGTGAAGGAATTCACTCAGCAATGTAAAGGACCGGCCGATAGTACGAAGAACATAAAACCAATGAATCCCCTAAAAGTGTCACAAGCATACGGCAGAGGACAATTACCGTTGAGCGATTATGTTATTGTCGCACAACGCGAAACATATATACCAGGTAGAACGACACGAAGCGGACAACAACTCAATACGAAAAGAACCACCACTGAGCTTTGTGGATTTTTGTTTCTCCACATTCGAAAAGATACAACGCTTAATTATAAATACGGATACATTGATATTGTGTGCTCGTCCAAACGTTTCGGTAAAAAACTGGTCGTTTCCGCCGAAGAGTTTTGTAAATATATAAAAAAATGTAAGTATATGAAACTCAGCTCGTTGGACTACATCAGAAATAACGGGTTTTCGTTAATACGAGACTTTTACGAAAAAATGGGTTACAATCACGGGAACAACCCTTGTACTGTCAACAATATCAAGTATCGTAAGGGAACAAATTCGAATGGTTATCGAATGACCAAATGTTTGACAAACAAAAACGTCGTTAAACGTACACGAAACAATCAAGAATCAAGAACAATCAACAATCTCATGAATCGCTCGCGACGCAAATTTCACAAGCAGTTCAACAAATCAAACGATAATATATTTTACAATAGTCAAAACAGTCAAAACAGTAACAAAAGTAATATCAAGGTTTATTAATTGGTTTCTTAACTTTTCGCGATTTTATTGTTTTATTTGTTTCATTCATATATTTATTAATCAGTCGGAAAAGTTTTTCTCTGGTTTTTTTACCAATTGGTTCGGCGATACGTCTTTTCGTTTGATTTTTGCCAATGCCTTGAATCAAAGCGTTTATCGCGTATAAAGTGGGATTATTTTTGGGTGCAAGTTTATTACCACGCGGCAGATGGACAAGCATTATAGTATAATCAAAGAAACATTTTTATGTGCACTAAAAAATATTATTATTATTATTGTTTCAAAAAAACCCGTACCAAACTGTTAACATAAAATTCATAATGAACTTAAAGAATAGCATTCAATAGTCATATAATATGAATAAATTGTTGAAAGTAACAACTACAATCGCTCTTATGGGTGTCCTTCTTATGTTGGGTCAAACGCAAGTTAATAAGCAGTGTGACAAAGAAGAAGAGCCAGAAAGATATTTCATGATGGAAGATTAAATTCACGTATCCAGATCCGGAAACATTTCTAGGGCATTTTCGCGCTGTTCTTCAGGCGTAATCAACTCCTCGTCGCACAACTCTTCGTCTTCCAACGAAATGAAGTTGGAATATAGTCGAGAAGCGGCTAACATTCCATGGTTGAAACCGTTATTCCATTCATTTACTTCGCCACAACAGGCACAACGTAAATCGGCACACGCCTTTCGCATCTCGTCCGCCTTTTCTCCGTGTTCTGCATCAATTTTGTTTTTAAAACGTTCGATATGTTCTTTATCCTTTTCCGGATCTCTCCGAGCATACCATACTAAATCGTAGTAAAATTTCACATGTTCGTAGGTCAGTTCGTCCAGAGCCTGTAAAGCCTCTTCCATTCGAAGGTTTTCGTTTTTTTCAAGTTTTTGACGTTTATTCATATGCATCACTTCTTCACACAGGTCTTTGTATTGTGCGTCGGTCATGTTCTGTTTCACGTCGTAGAGCATATTCATAATTTTGAGCGAGGACTCCATGGTTAATCCATTAATAAAAGTAGGGTCTGTAGGTCTTTAAGTTAAAAATATTCATATTATATTAAGGACAACGCCACTGAACAGTAATATAATATGAACAATTTGTATAAAGTAACGAGTTTAATCGCTCTTGTTGGAGTTATTCTTTTGGTCAATCAAACGCAATGTAAGAAACAATGTGACTGTGAAGATCAAGAAGATGACGAATATTCAGAAATGTATTTCATGATGGAAGATTAAATACGTTATACATACAGCGTGGTTACGCACAGTCTTACAACTATTTAGACGACAATCAAAGAGTAGAGATGTATTTTTTAACAGAAGACTAATAATTGTTAACTACCGACGCGACAAAGGTTGTAGAGCTTTTTCAAGGATCGCGGTGTACAGCTCCGTGTACTCTGAAGGCGTTGTGTTGACCCGTATCAATTTCTTCCATTCTTCAATATTGTGTCCAAATCTCTCAATGTCTCTGAAATTACACTGGAATAGTATCGCAACAATATTAAGCCAATGATCACATACACAGTCCGCTTTGAAGGCTTGTACCAGTATAAAGACCGCAATCTCTGGGGAGCGCTTGGACATAGTTATGCTCACCCGTTCGGCGGTTTTCCGGGCAACGTTAGGCAGATTATACTTGTCACAAAGCTTCATAAACTCAAACACGAACGAGAGCCCGCTGACTTTTTCATCGACAAGCCGAGCCATGTCGCTCTCCGGGCCGTTGAACAGCTCGTTGCCGTAGTAACAGTACTTGATGAGATACTCGAAAGCCTCCGGTGTTGTGCCTTGTATCTGTATGACCGAGTCGGTATTCTCAGAGAATCCAGAGGTAAACATTGTTTCGAAGTGTTTACAGTTAGTGACGAGAACAATCTTCGAAGCCTTGATCTTCCTTCCGCTTCCGGCAAGCTTGAACGTCACGTCACCCCACTGCTCACGAAGTGGGTAAAGAGATCTGAAATTTTCGGGGGTGTATTCTTCACGGTCGTTTCCACTGTCGTCTTCACTGTCGTCTTCACTGTCGTTTCCACTGTCGCTCGCTATTGTTACCACTTCTTGAGACACACGCGAAGATCACGCCCG